CGGCGGGAAGCCGGCGGCCGACGATACCCCCGAGGAGCGCGCCCGCGTGGGCCGCGACTACCTGGCGGCGATGGTGCGCGAGTACGACGGCGATGTGTCCAAGGCGCTGGCGGCCTACAACTGGGGGCCGCGCTCCTTCACCGCCTTGTCCAGGTTGCCCGGCCCCCAGTTGTACGCGGCCAGCGCCTTGGACACGTCGCCGTCGTACTCGCGCACCATCGCCGCCAGGTAGTCGCGGCCCACGCGGGCGCGCTCCTCGGGGCTGTCGTCGGCCGCCGGCTTCACGCCATAGCCCGGGTCGCGGTTGGTGCCGTCGAGCACCTGCATTTCGCCCTTGGCCGTGCCGTACTTGGTGGCCGGCCCCTCGATCAGCTTGCCGCTGGCGTCGTACCGGCGCCCGGCGCTCTCGATGCCCATCACAATGTTGGTGAGCCGGTCCATGTCGCCCGGCACGATCTTGGGCGCCCAGCGACCCATCACCTCGGTGGCCGCGCTGGTGCCGACGCGCAGGTCCATCTCCTTCGTGATGAGGCCGGTCGCCTGCAGCAGGTCGTCGGCTTCCATGTCCTTGCCGTAGCGCTTCAGGTAGCGGTCGGCGTAGGTGATGTCGTTCTTTTCGAGCGCGGCAGCGATGGCGGTCTTGTGCGCGTTGCTTGCCATCTTGCGGGCCTGTGCATCAGCCCATTCCGCGCTCATGCCCTGCAGTTTGGCCGCGTCGTAGGTCGCCGCGCGGATCGAGGTGATTGCCTCGTCGATGACCTCGGGGTTGTTGTAGTTCAGCCCGATCTGCTGCATGCGGGTGGCAATGGTGCCCTCGCGCACGCTCAGGGTGTAGGTGCGGAACTCGTCGGCCTCGTGCTTCATCGCGCCGGCACGGAACTGGGCGCGCCGCTTGGCGATCGCCTGCCCGAAGACCTGGCGCTGGTAGTCGTTGCCCAGGCCCGCGCCGATGCTCTCGATCGCCTTGCCGAACTCTTCGTCGTACTCGTCGGCCAGCGGCTTGCCGCTTTTGCGTTCCAGCGCCGAGATCCCGCGCTGGTTGGTGTAGCCCGCGTCCTTGTCGTAGGCCAGCCGCATCTCGGCCTCGAGCGCCTTGTTCAGCGCATCGTCGACGCGGAGCTGGTTGGCCTGCTTGAGCGCTTCGAGCTCCATGTCCATCGCCACCGCGCCCGCGCGCTGCGCCGCCTGGCCGAAGCTCGCGGCCTGCGCGCCGGGATCGGCGCGGGGCATAGCCGCCTGCATCTCGACGGGCCGGAACTGCGCCGGCATCTGCTGGAAGTTGTCGTAGGTCGGGACTCTCGGCACGGTCACATCCTCAGTTGCTGTCCGGCGTACCAGCGCGACGCCACCGCCGTGGCCGAGCCGACGAGCGAAGTCGCCGCCGACATGAAGGGACTGACACCGCCTGCGTCCGCGCGCGCCATCGTGGCGCCGATCTGCTGGTTGGTCGCCTGCGTTCGGTAGCCCCACGCGGCCTGCAGGGCGTTGCGCTGGATCGTGAGCGCGTCGGCCTCGCTCATGAAGTCGGTCGTGTTCAGGATGTTCTGCGGGGTGTCGCTCGCCAGGTCGATGCCGTTGGCCGCCATGCTCACGCGCTGCCGGCTCTTGAGCTGCCCGGCAGCAAGTCGGCTGGCCTGCTCCTGGCGCTGGCCCTGCAGCAGGGCGGACTTGGCGCCGAGCTCGGAAATCTGCGCGTTGATCTCGGCCATGCGCGCCTGATGCTTGAGGCTGTTCTTGGCCGAGCGCGCGGAGTAGTAGGCGCCCACCGCAGAAGACACGGCGCCCGCGATCGACATCGCGCCGCCCGCGCCGCCGATCTGCGAGAACGCACCGCCGGACAACCCGGCGTCCTGCTGCGCCAGCATCGCCGACTGCTGGCTGCCGATGTTGGTGCCGTACTGGAGAGGCACCAGGAGACTGGAAAGCATTGGCGCACTGTCCTGATGATGGAATGCGCCGATGATGCGGCGCGCGCGGGGAACCACGCGCACCACATAAGAGATGGGGTCCGGCTGCGGGAACATGTCGCCTCACGGCGGCGGCCGGCGTCGCACCGGCCCGGATGGATCACCTCCTTCCGTGGTGACGCAATCAGCCGCCGATCGACACCTCAAGCGACATCGAGACGATGGTGAGCGGGAGCGGATCGGACTGGCGCACGCACACCTGGCCGTTGTCGGTCCAGCTCGGCGTGATCACGATCGGGATCTCCTCGGACTTGAGCGCAGGCGGCGACCCGTAAGGCTCGGTCGTGCGCTGCTTGGCCTCGGTGAGCCGGTCGAACGACGGGCCGACGAAGATGCCCGACGAGCGATAGACGCGCAGCCACGCCTTGTTCACGTTCTTCTGCCGCCCCTGGCCGAAGCCCTGGATCTCGAAGGCCAGCGGCAGTGTGTTTGCGCGTCGGCCTCGATCGGCAGGCCGATATGCACGACGCTGGCTTCCACCTCGAGCTGCACCGCGCCGCCCGTCACCACGCGCGGCGGATGCACCGCGCCGTCGGCCAGGATTGACACCGTGCAGCCTTCCAGGTGCGCAAGGCCGCTGATCGTGTCGGCCGGCGGCCCGTCGTAGGTCAGGCCCGAATCCACGAAGAAGGCGTTTTCCTGCTCGCCGAAGAGCCGCGGCGCCATGCGCTCGATGTAGCGCACGCTCTGCCCGTTGATCGTGCGACGGACCACGGCATAGACCGCATCCTCGGCGCCCTCGGCCACGCAGGCGACCGACTCGAACGTGCCGGCGGTGTCGTGCTGGTGCCAGGCCCCGACCTGCTGCTCGGGCACGTAGGTGAGGCCCAGCAGCTTGCCCGACGAGGACACGAACCACGCCACCGGGGCCGGCGACTTCTGGAACGCAATGTCCTTGATGTCGAGCCCGTCGAAGAGGTGCGGCGCCCGCAGCGACAGATCGCCTGTGATGTAGCCGCCGGCCTGCCAATTGTATGCGAGCTCGCGAACGTGGCCGCCGCGTGCGGCGCCGTAGAGCACGTTGGTATTCACGATCACCGGCTGCGCGTTGCCGGCGCCGATGTAGGACTGCGGACGCACGGCCACGCTGCTGGGCGTGATCGCGTCCGAATTCACCGAGGTCACCCGCCACTCGGCCGCGCCAGTCAGCAGCACCAGCGAGTCGAGCGGTAGCGCGTGCCGGATGGTGTTGGCCTCGCGCGCCGCAACGCGGAAGCTGATCGAGTCGTCGTCGCGCGACGGGATCGAGTACGTCATGTTCGATTCCGTGCCGGTGCGCGTGAGCCACAGGTTCTGCGGCGCGTTGATCGTGCCGGCGAAGCACCGCCGCTGCTCGAAGTACGTCACCGCGCCCGGGTAGTTGCCCGCAGAGGCGAACGGGCTGTCGCCCTCGGGCGGCGTGCGCGACAGGTCCGCGGCGATGTTCTCGTCCTTGAATGTCAGCCCGTCGGTCTGTCCGATGTAGCCGTACAGGCCGTTCGACTGCTTGAATACGTTGTAGCGCTTCGCGCCCGCCGCCGCAGACCAGGTGATGGTGTTGAAGGCGTTGGGGGCCAGCAGGTCGCCACTTACGGAGGCCGCCGCGGAAGGCTTCGACTCGTCGAGCTCAAACTCGCCCACGGTCGTGACCTTGTAGTTGTAGGTCGTGCCCGTGCCGCCGGATGCTGTAGCCGACACGCCGGTCGGCGCAGCCAGCGACGAGCCGAAGGTGATCGTCGTCAGCGTCCAGGACAGCGCCCCCAGCCGGCGCAGCTCGCGCGGCGCATGGTTCGGATGCACCAGGGTGAGCACGTCCGCCGACTGGACGTAGTGGATGTCGAAGAGATCGGCCTCGGCGTAGGGGTTGGCGATCTCGTAGGGCACCGCGCCATTCATCAGCGTGGCGCCTTGCGTGTGGAAGCGGAAGTAGCCGGCGCCGAGCTCGATCACCATCGTCTGGTCGGTCGAGTAGGTGAAAGGGATCAGGCGCGTTTTCTTCGTCGAGTCCTTCACCGCGCGCACGAAGGCGAAGCCCGGGCGGTTGGCAATCGGCCCGTGCGGCAGCACGATAAAGTTGCGGCAGAGCGCCAGGCCGGTCTGATATTTCACATCGTCGATTCGCCCGAAGAACTCCGGCGTGACTTCGCCACCGCCGAACGAGCGCTGCAGAGTGCGGATGTTCGGCATCTCAGCGCCCCCAGGTGCTGGCGGGCGCAATGCCGCCGCGGAAACTCAGCCATTCCGGCGTGTGCTCGGGCGTGACGTGCTGCTGGTTCGCGTCAGAGGCAGCCGCGCGGCCAGCCATCGCCAGCGCCATCTGTGACGCCTGCTGCGCCATGCTGATGCCGGCGTCACCCTTGAGGATCGGCCCAGCCAAGTAGGAGGCCAGCAGCCAGGCCAGCGCATCGACGAAGAGTGGGGAGAACTTGGTCGTGTCGGTCACGCGCGCCTGGTAGCGGATCGAGGCCACGGGCTGATCGGTGACGATGACCTGCTGCCCGTTGGCCAGGCTTTCGCGCCGGTACTGCTGCGCGTCCTGATCGCGGGCGCCGCCGGGGATCACGTTCAGCACCACCATGCAGCCGGCCGGCAGCGCGTAGGCGTAGGACCAAGCCGGGGACGTGACCGCCAGCGCCGCCAGCGTGGCGCGCTTGGTGGCGAAGTTCCAGTGGTACATCTCGAGCAGGGTGTCGCGCGCCACCGGGTAGAAGCGCGCCCCGTGCTCGGCTTGGGCAGACCCATCGGGCGGGTAGAGGCTCGCCACGGTGGCGTCGTCGCCGAGCCGGGAAAGCGCGAGATTCACGATGTCGATTTCACTGGCCACGGTCGGACCCCATCAGAAAAAACGGGGCGGGCGTTGCCGCCGCGCCCCGGAACCCATACTTCGGGAGGGAGAAGACCTAGACGAGATCGTCGGCGCCCTTGGGCGCCTGCGCCTCGCTGTCGGTGCGCGCGATCTCCGAGAAGGTCGTCGGCTCGCTGCCCTTGGCTTTCGCCTTGGGCTTCGGCTTGGCGGACTCGGCCGCTTCCACCGGCTCGAACCACGAGGCTTTCGCCCCGTCCTCGGCCTCGAACACGTCGCCCACCCGGCGGCGCGCGGCGCCGTAGAACCCCTGCTTAATCGCGCGTACCTTCATGGCTCAGTCCTCAGATGCCGTCGGCGTAGGCCTTCCACTTCGCCACGTCGTGGGTCAGGAAAGCATTGACCTTGCCAGCGGTGACAGCAGCCACGCCCGTGGTCTGCAGGATGCCCAGGAAGCGCTCGTAGGCGTTGCCTTCCATCGGGACCGGGCCGGCGTACAGCACGGTCCCGGCTGCGATGCCCGAGCCGACAGTGAAGACCGGCGTGCTCAGGTGCTTGGTGCCGGTCGCCGGGTCGATCGCCGCGGTGGCGTCGGAGGCCAGGTGGAACTGGACGGTGCCGCCCGCGCCCGCGTCGATCTCGGTGTCGACCGTGATGACCAGGTGCAGCGGCTCGCCGTTGCCGATGTCGCAGGCAACGCCCAGGTCGATCTGGTCGCCGATCAGGTAGCTGCCAGCCGCGCCCGTGTTCAGGGCGACGGCATCGGCAAATTCGTTGCGCTCGTCGAGAATCATGTCGTTGCTCCTTGTCTTAGACCACGCGGGCTTCGGTGTTGTTGATGGCGTCGAGGCGCTTGACCGGGATGTCGTCGAAGGTCATCACGCGCTTGCCCGCCACGGTTTCCCAGGCCAGGTTACCGGCGATCTTTTCGAGGATGCCCAGGCGAAGCTGCTCGCGGATGGTGCGATTGACGTACCAGACGGCGCGGCCCTTCGACAGACTGGGGATGCGCTCGGAGGCCTGCACCATGAAGTTGATGAGCGCCTTTTGCGCGGCGGCGCGATCGGCCGCGGTGCCGTCGGAGGTGAGGGCGGACACGTCGATGTTGCAGACGCGCGCAGCAAAGCGCCAGTCGCGCACGGTCAGGCCGCAATCGTGGCGGTAGTGCGTGCGGTACGCTTCCATACGGCCGCCCGAGCCATCCACGTTCTCGATCGTGACCTGGCCCTTGTCCTGCATGTCCAGGCCAGCGCGCGAGCCCTTCGGATAGATGCCGTGCAGGGTCTGGTCGCCCCACACCACGAGCCAGATCGAGGTGTTGTCGGAGCCAGTGCCGCCAGCGCTCACGATGTTGTCGGCGTTGGCTGCGCTCAGGCTGTTGTAACGCGGCGCCAGGCCGGTGAAGGCCTCGGGCTGCTCGCCCTCGTTACCGTAGATGATGGTCGACGCGAGCTCCTGCGCCATGCCTTCGATGTGCGAGCGATCTTCCGACAGGCGGAAAGCGGCGGTGTTGCCGTTGAGGTCGGCCAGCGCCTTGTCGACTTCGGCGTAAGCCTCGAGCATGCCGCACGAGTCGGTGACTTGCGCAGTGTTGCTCTTGGTCGGCTGCACGCCGCCGTACAGCTTGCGCCAGGTCGGGGTCGGCAGGCCGGTGCGGATGGTCGTGCGGTGGCCGGTCGGCAGGTTGCCCTCGACGAAGCTCATGTCTTCGAGAATCGGGTTTTCCTGCGTGAGAATTTCGGCGATTACGTCGATCTTGCCATCCGGATCAAGGCGCTTGGCCAGGTCCAGCAGCGTGGGATGAGAAGCGGCGAGTGCGCTCATGTTTTCGGCTCCTTATGCCTGATTCGGGAAAAGTCGTTTTGCGGGGTCCGTCGGCTGGCCTGCTGCGCCGCCGCGAATCACGCGGTCTTCACTGATTGCCCTGCCCGATCTGTAGAAAAACCGGATCACTTCCGGGTGATTCCCCAGGCCGGACTCGTTGAGCAGCGCTTTCAGTTCGGGCGTGCCGAAGGTGTCGAGCGCCTTGCGAGCCATGGCGAGGTTCGCCTCGATCGCATCGCCGCCAAACTCCTTGTCGGCTTTCGCCTGGCCGGCCCACTCGTCGCGCGCCTGCGCCAGCATCTCGGCCTGCTTCGACTGCGCAGACTCGGTGCGCTTGAGCGCGAGGTCGGCGAGCTTCTGCGCCTGCGACTGGGTAAGCCCCAGCTCCTTGGCAGTGGCCTTGATGTCGTCCGCCAACTCGGTGTCGAGCGCCTTGCCTTCCTCGAACGCAAAGTCGGCGTATTGCTCGGGCACCTGCTCCTCGGCTTTCGCTTCGGTCTGCTGGACTTCGCCCTGCTGTTGCTGCTGCTCTTGGGCCGGCTGGGTCGCCGGGGCTTGCGCCTCGGGTGCGACCTGGCCGGCCTCGGTCGATGCGGGCGCCTCAGTGATCGTTGTCGGCTGATCCGTCATCATCGTTTCCTGCGTCATGCTTTTGCTCCTCGAGCATTGCGGTGTACTTCTCGGGGCAAGCGTCGTGGATCTGTGCCATCAGCATCAGACCGACATTGCGCTGGCCCTCGAGGAAGAACGTTTCGGAGTTCCCGGTGAAGCTCGAGCGGAACACCCCGGTGCGTTCCAGCAGGCGCCACATGATCCGGCGCCCGCGCTTGTCATCCATCAGCCACTTGAAGTCGTCCCGGTCGCGCTGCGAAACGAAGCGCGCGTGCTGCTCGGCTTTGGCTTTCTTGCGCTCCTGGCCGCGCAGATCGAGAGGATCGAAATGACTCATGGGCGCACGGTATCGCGCAGCCCATAAACCACGCGCACCCCTACGCCTTGCCCTTCACGCGCTCGAAGGTGCGCAGCCCGCCCAGGCCCAACATGCCGGTGAGCAGCACGAGCAGGGTTTCGTTGTCGATGGCCGGAAGCGGCGGCACGGTCGCGCCGAAGAGCGCCACGACCCACGGCAGCAGGGGCTGGGCGATGAACTGGTAGGCCAGCCCCGCCACGCAGCACCAGCCGGTGGCCGGCCGCCAGCCGCCGCGGAACAAGTCGGTCTGCACCTCAGCCTTGTTGATCTCCATCTGCCCGAGCGCGAGCCGCACCTCGGCGTCGAGCTGGGCGAGGTCGCCGCGCTGGCCGAGCTCGAGCGCGCGCAGCTTGGCTTCGGCTGCCTGCTGCGGATCGGGCAGCACCTTGTCGATCACGGACACCACCGCGGGGATCAGCGCTTGCCACATGTCACACCCCGAAGGCCGAGCGCAGCAGGATGCGCGGCCACAGGAAGGTGAGCGTGAACCAGGCGCCGAGGTTCGCCCGCGCCACGGTTTCGACCGCCTGCGACCAGCGGCAGTAGTCGATCACGACCGGGCGGGAGTGCGCGGCCCGCCACGCATCAAGTTTCGTCACGGTTGACGGCATGTTGCATCTCCTCGAAGTTCTGGTGTCTGGCCTGCTTCCATCTGCAGCCGTCGACCATCGGTTTGACCTTGGCGCACTTGTGGCTCCAGGCGGGATAGAGATACTGGCTGATGCGGTTTGCGCACTGCCGGCAGGCCATCGGCAGCTCCTGGTAGCTCATCACGCGCCGATCAGGTTGTCGGCGATGCGCCGCGCCCAGCCCTTGCCGAAGTGCTGCCAGGTCGGAAGGCTGGTCATGAAGCGCAGCCGCGCGCCGTTGAAGCGCTTGGCGAGCAAGTGCGGGTCGGCCATGCGCACCGCAAGCAGGGTCTTCGGGCCGAGGATCCCGTCCGGCTCGGCCTTTGCCGCGAGCTGCAGCCACTTCACGGCCTGCCTCGGCCCGGAATTGACCGCGGCGTCGAAGAGGTCGAAGCGCACCGCGTCGGGCAGATACTCGGCCTGCACTGCGTCCCAGTAGTCGCGCCGATAGATCTGCTTGGCGCGCTCGAGCGTCAGTCCGGCGATGTCCTCGTCGGGATAGGCGCGCTTGCTGATGCCGTACTTGGTTTCGCCGCCAGGGTCGCGGGCGTCATTGACGTACCCGCCCTCGTGCCCGATCAGCTTCTCGAAAGCCACATCGAAGTTCATCTCACCCTCTTCTCTGCAATTCGCCGCCCCCACTCGCGCACCTGGTCGGCCCCGAAGAGGCCGATCGAGGCGCCCAGGAACGTGGCCCAGCCCTGCGTCATCCCAAGCGCTTCGACGAGGTGCGCCACACCAAGAGCGATAGCGCCGCACAGCATCGCCTCGAGAAAGCGCCGCACCCACCGCGGCTCGCGGCCGTCGTAGAGGATGCGCAGCAGCGCCACGACCGTGGCCAGGATCGCGGCGCGGAATGGTTCGGGGATTGACTCCAGCAGCTTGGCCAACGTCACGCCCTCCTCGTGCATGCTTTCCCGCTCAGGTCGTGTAGCCGCTGAAGGCTTGCATTACGTCGGTCAGCGCGTTCTGGCCGCTGGTGTCGGCGGCGGCCAGGTTGCGGGCGGCCTGCGCGCCCTGCGCCATCTGCTCGGCCTG